GAAATCGAGGAACTAATAAAAGAAATCGAAGATGAATCAACTATAGAGGTGCCTAATGTCGGCCAAGTGGCGCAGATTTAAAGTTAAGATACCAAGTGATATTAAACCAGGGGACCGCGAGGATTTAGCGTTTGCGGTCCTTGAGTTCATTCGAGATAGGACCGATTCAGGTAAGGATAAGAACAATAAATCGTTTAAGAAGTATTCTGATGCCTATAAAGATAGCCTTGATTTTAGTATTGCAGGTAAATCATCTAAGCCAAATCTAAAGCTCTCAGGCGACATGCTAGATGATATGGATATTATAAGCCATAGGAAAGGGCAGATCATATTAGGGTATGAAAACGGTTCTGAGAACAACGCAAAAGCCGATGGGAATATCACAGGTTCCTATGGTAGACCATCAGGAAATAAGAAACATGCAAGAGACTTTTTAGGTATAACAGAAAAAGATTTGACAAATGTTATAAAAAGATTTCGAAAGGAAGAAGAAATTGGCAAATAAGGCGAGCCTAGATCTGACAAAATTTGTTAATAAAATAATGATCCTGGTTAAAAAGGATTTAGTATCAAAAAGAATTCTGACTGAAATCGGTAAAGAATCAGCTGAACGTATTGGAAAACGCACCAGGCTTGGTTATGGAGTTAGAAAATCAGGCGGTAAAAAAGAAAAACTAAAAGGAATGAGGCGACATTCTCCGGCTTACACATTGTTTCGAAAACGCTCAAAGGGTAGCTTATCAAGGTTTACAACCGCAAATAGAGTGAATTTAACCCTCACCGGTGAGATGCTAGGCGACATTACGGTAAAAAATGTACTTGTTAATAAAAGGTCTGTTGTACTAGGATTTAAAACGAAAGATTCAAGAATAAAAGCCGAAGAAAATACCAAGCGAGGCTGGAAATTTATGAACCTCTCAGACGTTGAAATCAAGGCTCTTAGAAATTCATACCAAAGAATCGTGAGAAAACTTGCAAAATCTGTAAGTTAAATATATTATCTAAGAAGGAATTACATTTATGACAGTGGAAAACCCGGCACCAGTGGTACCAAACGTCGATCCTAGTAAGGGTCTCGATCCAACTCCAGAACCAAAATCCCCAAGTTATGAAAGCTACCAAAAACTACTCGGCGAGAAGAAATCGGCAAGCGCAAAACTTAAGGAATCTCAAGATGAATTGGCTGCATTAAAAAAAGATAAAGCAAATGCAGTCGAGCAGAAACTACTTGACGATGGGAAATTGAAAGAAGCTTTTGATTTGAAGTCTGAGGAACTTGCTGCAGCTAATAAAAGGTTAGATGCACAAGAAACCGAAAGAGCTGATACGAAAAAGCTAAGATCATTTTTCAAAGCTTTAGGATCTGATGTTGATGAAAAATATTGGAACTTGATCGACATTGATAAAATAATTATCGAGGATGGTCAAGTAAACGAATTTTCAGTTAGCAAATATGTTGAGGATTTCAAAGGGAGTTTCCCGGAGGTTGTAACTGTAAAGGAAAAAAGAAAAATGCCTGGGGATCAACCACCCGCAGGAAGTGGAACGGGAACCTTATCAATAGATGAATGGAACACGTTACCCAGGAAAGATAAAGAAGCTAGGATTAATGACGTTAAACTAAACTAAGGAAGGTTTAGAACATGGCAACTACTGGATTAGCTGATGTCCAAAATCAGATCAAAACTTTTTGGAGTCCAATTTTTGATGATAAATTAAAAGAGGATACCTTGTTACCTTCATTGGTTTCAAAGGATTATATCGGATCAATTCAAGCGCAAGGCGATACTGTTAAGGTTTCTGCAATTGATAACGTTGCTGCATCTCGCAAGAATGTTAACGATTCTGACGCTGATTCTTATTCTGCTAGCAAGCTTAGCATGACTCAAGTTTCTGTATCTGCAGATACTATAATCGAAGCTGGAGTAATAATCAGTGACCTTGCGATGCTTCAATCTCAATTAGGCGCGCAAAATTCTAAAATTAGAACTGCGTTATTTGATGCCCTCGAAAGAGAGCTAAACACTTTCCTTTATGAAAAGGTAGCTCCAAGCGCGAGTTCTCCTGACATGATTGAAAATGGTGTTTCTGATTTGAACGCTACTCAATTGGGTACCGCTAGAATCAAGGCATCTCAACAATACTGGGGTAACTCAGAGCGTTATTTGCTTTGTGATCCTACTTATTATCAGGATCTTTTAAATGCATCTACATTTACTAGCTCTGACTATGGTGCAGGCGATGCTCCAATGATCGGTGGTAGATTTGGACTACGTAGGATGGGATTCAATATCTTTGAAGATAATTCAACAGGTATTAGAGAAGTTTCTCCGACTACTAACACTCAAGATACTGCGCTTTTATTTGTACCGGATTGGCTAATGTTTGTTCGCCAAGTTGGAGTAACTTTTAAATTGTCTGATCTTCACGGTCAACAAAAAAGAGGTTTCTTCTTATCGGCTGAAATGATCGTTGGTGCTGAATTAGGAATCGAAGGAAATGTTAAACACCAAACAATCTACAACACATGATATACAGCCTTTTGGTGATTCACTAAATTCTTACAAGAATATTAATTTTGTAGAATCCGAAACACCAGAAGGTTTGCAAGCCGCTTTGGCTAGCATTCATATCAATTTTAAAGTGTTGTCTATTTACAAAAATGGGTCCAAGCATATTGCTTGGATCTTACCAATGAGAAAATTAACTAAAAGGGGTCAAGAATGACTGCAGTAGTAAAAGATAAAAAAGCCGGTGGTGGTTTTGGAGTCGGTTCTGAATTTGTTCGAATAGTATATGATTTTGATGCTGATGCTGGTGCAACCGGTGTTTTAGATTTGTTTGTAGCTGATGGTGCTTGCGTTATCAAAAGCTTTCACGCAGTAGTTAAAACCACGTTCACTTCTGGTGGTTCTGCTACATTAACAGCCGGTGTTCAGTCTGGCGATGTTGATGTTATGCTTGCTGCAGTCGCAGTAGCTAGCCTTACAGCCAATAGCGTACACGGTGAGGCAGTAGCCTTGAATTTCCCAATCTATCTTGCTGATGGTGGTATCTTGCAACAAAATATACTTGTTGCAGCCATGACAGCTGGAAAAATTGAGTACGTTATCGAAGTGATGAAAGTATAATCAAACTGGGAGGGTAAAACCTCCCATCTCTTTTAGGTTAAATAATGCCTTTACCTGAAAATATAAATACACTTGAAAAAGAAAAATTCGATCAATGGTCAACAGGCGAAACGGCTGTAAGGGTTACTGATGAGCCTGGCAAATTCCCTGATGTTCCTGTTTACTACGATATGATAAACTTACTTGGAAAATTAATAACTCAAATTAAAATATCTAACGTGCATCTAGCAAAAATAAGCGGGCTAGAATTAATAGACGGGGATGAGGAATTATGAGTACTTTTTTAGAGGATGCTCACGGTACGGGCAATAAAATGAAAATAGATGACCATGGGCGCGCCTATGTTCTAGCAAATACTATTCCGCATATGAGCCATCATTGTACCTACCATAAAAATGCTTTTTCTAAGTTGTTTCAAACTACTTTATCCACTAGTTCAGAGGAACCAGTTTTTAATATTACAAACAATTTACCAGGAAAAGAATACGAGATATATTGGGTTAGAATTAGTTCTGATGCAAATTTAGATATTCATCTTTTTGGTGGTGGTGTTTACACCTCAGGCGGAAATAGACTTGAAATGATGAATACATATCTAGGGAATGGAATTACATCCGGCGCCACAATATACGAAGGTGGTGCTTCTGGTAGCCTGGTAGTAGATACAACCGATGCCACAGAATTCGATGGTGTTTTCCTAGGTGCGTATAAACCTCATGACTTTAATTATGAGGGAGGTGTTGTTATTCCTTTTGGAAAATCTGTGGCTATCACGGCTGATGGTACTGCAGGCGATAAGGTTAAATTACAATTTGGTTTTGCTATCCATGATGAGGGTCAAAAATTATGAAAACTGAGGATGGGACAGGTAACGGCTATTTAATGCGGGTCAATAAAAAGAATAGAGCCACAACTACAACCGTATCAATATCTAGTCAAGCGCAAGTAAGTTTAGAAGATGCACAATCTTATCAGGTATCATCTGATCAGGCGATTGGAACAACTGACGTGCCTGTTTTGTATTTAGAAAATAACAGCAATTCAAAATATATGGTGATTACCTATATTCGGGTGCAATCTGCAGGTGCAGCCGCGACAAATGAGAATGCTTATTTTACTGTAAAACTAGGCGATTCGTACACCTCGGGTGGTGCAGATTTGGTTCCTAAAAACATGAATCAGATATCAGGAAATCAGGCCGAGGTAGTTTGTAAGGATGGTTCAGCTAGTCTTACTGTTTCTGGTGGTACTGAAATAGATAAAAATTATACCGCAAATTCTATGCAGTCATACAATAAAGAAGGTTCTGTCGTTTTAGGTAATAGTGGTTCAGTATCTATTTGGCACAAAGGTTCGACCATAGCAGGTAATGCCTACGCTAGAATAAGCTTTTATTATGTCGATCCTAGTGAGGTTTAAATGAGTGTTGACGTTAAAATTATGGATGGTTTAGGAAACAACGGTTATCTAGCTGGTGTTGATTCTGAACATAATTTGAGCGTAGTAAATTCTCAGATACCCCCAAAAACTCCAAAAGGTGTTGTTCAGATATTCAGGGAGTTTTTTAAAACCGAGGCAGGTTCGGAAAATATGCTTGTCGATGGGTCAATTACTAACCTAGAGTTTTATATCGGTGCCTCTCAGGTTGCAGATAGATATATCTCAACAGTTAGTTTTGTCCTGGCTGATGCAGGTTTAACATTAAGCAAATTTGCCAATATAAGAGCTCTGACAAATGGAGTTGAATTCTTGTATGAAGATGAAAACGGTAAACAAGTCACTATTCATGAGGGCATAAAATCTAATTTTGATTTCATTCAACTATGTAATGGCAATCCAGCGTTTGGACCTACGTTTACCGCTACCAACGTGAAAGGCAACAGTGAGGCTATCATTCCAGTGTTAAGCTTCTCTGATGTATTTGGCATCCCCTGGGGTATTAGATTACCAAAGGGATCAACCGAGAGAATTGTAATAAAAATAAGAGATGATTTAAGAGTACCTGATAGATTCGATGTAACAGCCTCAGGATTTGATAGGATAAAATAAAATGAATTTAACACAAAGAATCATACTAGATAAGAACGGCACGTTAACCGATCTTTCAGCTATTTTAAATGATCCTAATAAAAACACAAATACACCACAAATCATATCCGCTCAAGATGCTATCTATATCGGGTCGATTTATCCTTTTAACCATAAATGGTTTGAGGTTAGTACCGTAAATAGTGATGCATCTACTATGATTATCCAAATTTGGAATGATTCAGAATGGCAGGATGCAGTCGATGAGATTGACTACACGGCTATTACAGGTGGTACATTGTACGAGAGCGGTATCATTCAATTCAGGCCGCATATCGACAAGGGTTGGTCCACCGAGACTGATTCAGCTGATGTTACGGGCCTAACAGGTACCGAAATATATAACATGTATTGGGTTAAAATAACTTTCTCGGCTGATCTTTCGGCTGGAATGGTTTTAAAATATATAGGAAATAGGTTTTCATCTGATGCTGATTTGTTTATTCATTATCCTGATTTGTCTAATACTAATATCATGACTGCATTTGCCTCGGGTAAAACCGATTGGAATGATCAACATTTTGCTGCATCTGATCAGATTGTTCAGCACCTTAGAACAAAATCAATCGTAATAGATAGATCCCAGATACTAGATTGGAACCTATTTAAAATGGCTGCCATTCACAAGGTAGCTGAGATTGCATATCACGGCCTGGGTAAAACCAAAAGAGACAACAGAAAATCAGCTGCAGCGTTATACAAAGACGCGATTAATGTAAAATATTTTAATACTGATAAATCAAATTCAGGCACCTTGTCAAAAGCTGAGAGAAAAACTACTTCAACTGAAATGGGTAGATAATGAGCATAGCTGCAACAATATTCGATTCTCTAATCACCTTGGCTAGTGGTTCATTGACTGGTTATACAGAATTGCCCGATAGGATTACGACAGAGGCAAACTCGGAACTCATGCTAGTCAAGGGGTTCGCGGTTGTTTATGGGGATGAAATAAACGAAAATAGAATTCTATGTAATATCCTCACTCTTGAGCGTAGTTTTTCACTGATTTTATCAAATGCCATGACTACAACCGAACATAATACCGAGGCTAGAAAAACATTAGAAAAAAACATTATCGAAGATGCCTATACATTTATTAAGGCTCTGATGAATGATAATACTTTAGGGGGAGTAGCGGTTGATGCTTCCTATGAATCACAATCTGCGATAGAATATCTAGTAGATCAAGACGACAATGAAAGTTTTTTAGTGCTATCTTTAGATATCACGGTCAAATATCAAGAACAATACTAAGGAAGGTATTTAAAATGACAACTATCAATTCAAAAGCTAGCGTTTTAGCCGTGATGCCAGAAGTCACACAAGGTACTCCAGTAGCTCCTACGGCTGTTGGTGATTATATGGCTCTACAGTCAGATGCGACTATGGACCCTCAATTTGAGCTACTTGAAAACGATGAGTTAAAAAATTCTATTGGTAAATCACAACCTATTATCGGATCTGAGGCACCTACTTTTGGAATGTCTCACTATCTAAAGCATTCTGGAACCGAAGGCGTTGCACCTGCATATAATGAGATTATGAAGTCTTTTTATGGTGCTGAGAGAGTAAGAGCAACCGAGGATAATACTGTATCAGGCTCTACAACTACAGTGATTAACGTAGATTCTGGGGAAGGCGCAAATTACCAAAAAGGTGATCTCCTATTAATAAAAGATTCTGTAAATAATTACTCCATTCGATTTGTTGAGTCAGTTTCGACAGATGCTCTAACACTTGGTTTTCAAGTTGGGACAGCACCAGGAACCGGAGTTGATTTAGGAAAAGGAATTTCTTACTCAGCTGCAAATTCATCTCATCAGTCTTTGACCGTGTGGCATTATCTCGGAAATGCCGGAGCCGTTCAAATGATGGCTGGTGGTATGGCAACAGGGTTTAGCTTTGAAGCTACTGCAGGCGAATTAATAAACGCTAACTACACAATCGACGGGCTTGGTTACTATAGAAACCAAATCGAAATAACATCTTCAAATGAGTACATAGATTTCACTGATTCATCTAGTACCGTAGCAGCTACAATGGAAAATAAAACTTATAAAGATCCACACCAGCTAGCTGAGGAAATGACTACTAAAATGACCGCGGCCTCTGTTGATGTGATTACAGTTTCTTATTCTGATTCAACAGGAAAATTTACCATTGCATCTGATGGGTCTGTATTGAGTTTGTTATGGTCAACAGGTACAAATACAGCCAATACAATTGGTGATTCTATCGGGTTCTTAATTGCAGCCGACGACACGGGTTCATTGACATACGATTCTGATGCAGCGGTTTCCTGGGCTAGCCCACAAACTCCAGCCTATGATTCATCGGTTCCAATAGCCGCTAAAAACCATGAGGTAATGCTAGGTACTCAGACAGATTATGCTTGTTTTCATGCCTCTGTTGTTAGTTTCGATGGTTCTAATACTAGATCTGAAAACGGTGATCTTTGTGCGGTTTCTGGAAAAGGAGAAGCGGCATTTAACGAGAGATCTATTACGGTTGATGTTTCTGCGCTACTCGATCAACACCAGGTAGGATATTTCAAGAAATTTAGAGAAGGCGATGAGGTTAGGTTCCAATACACATTCGGAACTAAAACAGGGAGTAACTGGATAGCAGGAAAATGCGGAGCTCAATATCTTTCGAGCGCAACAATTTCCTCATATAATATCGACGATGCTGATGGGCTTGTTCAGCTGAACATGACTCTTACGGCTTTTGTAAACAACTCGGGTGACTCCGAAACACACCAAGGATTTGCTTAATGAAAAAGTTTAAAATTCAATCTGAGCTACTAGGCGATGATGAAAAGAAAATGTTCGATGGGGTTATCGAAATCAATGTCCCAGCCAGGAAAGAGCGTTTGCAGTTTTTAAAGGAAAGGCTCGATCTTGGTAAGAAATTCGAAAAGGATTCTTCTGAAAAGCTTGAAGGTCAGTTTGATTTTTTGGATTCTGTTTTTAATGCTTGCTTTGTTTCGATTGATTTAACTCATGTTGTTAGTGGTGAGAAAATAAAAACTAAGGAAGATCTTGAATTTTTCGCAGAAGGCCAATCCCTAATTAATGAAATCGCTACCGTTTGTATAAATGGTATCGAGCTGGGAAAGGTACAGAACTAGCACTAAAACAGCATGTTAGAGCTAGTTTTAACGGTAATCCATTTTCGAATGAAGTATCGTACTTAGTAAAAGAATACGCAGATAGAGAGAGGCTTGCAAAACTTGGGTATACCTCAAATTTAAATGATGAGGATGATTTTATTTTGCAGGCCTTTCTTGTTATAGACAGACAAATAGACACGCTACAAAAAGAGAAAACAAAAAAAGGGCGTAAATAATGGCTAACGAAGTATCATTAGAAATTGATGTAAAAACAAAAAAAGCCATTCGCTCGATTAATTCGTTTTCAAATTCTTTTAAATCATCTATTGGTGTAGCCTCTTTGGCTGTTACTGGATTAAATCAAGGTTTTGCTCTCATGGGCAAGGGCCTTGATGTCCTGGCTGGTAGTTTCGATGCAACAATCGGATCGGCTCTTGAGTTTGAGGATTCAATATCTGAGATATCTACACTACTAGATGATTCAAGTGTATCTACAAAAAAACTAGGAAAAACAGTATTAGGGTTGCAAAAGCAATTTGGAGGAAAGGCAAGTGTAAAGGCTGAGGCTTTTTATAATGCAATTTCCTCGGGTGCAGTTGATGCAACAAACGCTCAAGGGTTTTTAACCAAGGCGAATAAACTAGCGATTGGTGGTGTAACTGATTTAAGTACCGCGGTCGATGGTTTAACTACAATTATTTCAGCGTTTGGCCTTGAGGCAGAAGATACAACAGATATAAACGATGCTCTGTTTATCGCTATGAAACGCGGTAAAACTACCATCGGAGAATTATCTAGGGGCATCGGTGTTGCTGCAGCTAGTGCATCTACTCTCGGTGTTGAGTACACAGAGCTATTAGCCGCTACCTCAGCGCTTACAACTGGTGGTATTAGTACTAACGTAGCTTTTACTCAGATACGCGCTACAATGACCGCATTATCTAAGCCAACTACTGAACTTCAAAAAGTTTATGACAACTTAAATATAACATCTATCAAGGCGCAAATTGAGCAGGATGGTTTAGTAGGTACGCTTAAAAAACTAGTAGCTCAAACCGATGGTTCTACCGAAGCTGTAAATAAGTTATTCGGATCTGTCGAGGCTGTTGGTGCCGTTTCATCTATTACCTCAGACACGATAGGCGGTACTTTTAACGCTGCTATGGATGATATGGGTAAGGCGGCTCTTGATGCTGGAAAGATAACCCAGGGAGCGTTTAACAAGATAGCAAGTACTACATCATTCAAGGTTAAACAATTAAAAGGAACTGTTGAGGCTGGATTTACCGCTATCGGAGAATCAATTGCTAGTCGCATGGGACCGGCTGTTGATGTAGCAAAAGAGAAGATGGGTGGAATTTTATCTGCAATTGAAAGCGGTTTCGAATCGTTTTTTAGTAGCCTGGAAAAAACATCCGAGAAAATAGATTTCGGAAAAGCAATTGATTCAGGGGTAAAATTAATAGCTAAAGGTCTAGGTAAGGTTGTAAAATTATCAGGTGATTTGGTTTTAGATATTTTAGAGATTGTTGAAACGCTAAACGAATTTTCCGATAAAGATGTTAGTCCAATACATGATTCAATGATTGGTGCTGCTATTGAAACCGATAAGGTTGAATTAGCATTAAGGCAAGCTGATGAAAAACTGGATGACTTCCTTGGATTAGCTAAAATATTTGACGATGGTGTATTTGGTGGTGAGAAAAACAGAAAACAGATAGGAGAGCTAAAGGCCGGTATAAAAGCATTAGAGAGTAGTTTAAAAGCACCAAAAAAATTAAGTCTGGATTTTATTGAGACTGCATCTGAAGTGGGTAATCTTAAAAAAAGTGTTGAGGGGTTGCAAAAAGCTGCAAAAGAAGGATTTGAAACCGTAATAGAGGATCTGAGTAAAAACCCAATAGTCATCCAGGTTGAAGTTGAGCCGGTAGATGTAAACGGTAGTAAATTCGGACCTCTGAAAGTTGAGACAAAAGACGTAGATTTTACGCAAAATTTTGGAAGGGCTTTTGATCCTTCTGCTAACGGTGGTGACGCAAAAAGAACCGGAAAAGATCCATTTCTAAGCAACCTCACAGATGAGCAGTTAAAAACACAAAAAGCACTAGATGAGGCAGCGGCCAAGGCTCAAATTGAGAGGGATAACGCTACCGCTAAAAATGCGGAGGGTATGGCTAAAATGCTTACAACCGGTGCAGCCGGTGCTAGTGATCTATTGAGGAGCGGAGCAGTCACAGCGGCTACCGCGGCTACCGCGGCATTCGGTCCAGCCGGAGCAGCCGCAGGGCCAATATTTGATATGTTAGCTGCAGGACCAGAAGCTACCGAAGAAATGCTGCGAGGATTTATTGATGGTATTCCTACTATTATAGAGGCAATAGCGAATTCTATACCTGTTGTTATAGATGTTTTGGCAGATCCTCAATTATGGGTTGATGTTTCTCTTGCAGTGGGTGTTGCTCTTGTTCGCGCGGTTCCAAAAGTTATAAACGCTATGGCGAAAGCTGTTGAGAAAATATTCTCTCAAGCTGGTAAGGCGCTTGGCCTTGGGGCTGATGTTTTTAATCAAGGTATAATGGATGCGGGAAATGCATTTAAAAAAGGAGTTGAAGACGCTATAAAAAGCGTAGGCAATTGGTTCAAGGATGCTTTCGCTCATGTCCTGGATGGGTTTTATCGAGTAGCCGATGCATTCTCAGGGGTAGGCGATGTTTTTACTGGTTTGTATGAAAAGATAAAAGCTCTTTTAGAGGGTAGCGGTGTTTCATCTGCAGGCAAGAAAGTAACAGGCGGAATAAATAAAGTTTTAGGAACCAATCTAGCTAGTGGTGGTGCAGTTCCCTCAGGTTTTCCTAACGATACATTTTCTGCAAATCTATCAAGCGGTGAGAATGTAGTCGATATATCTACCAACAGAAAACTAAATAGCTTTTTGGATAAACAGGGTAGCGATAATGGAGTAGAGTTATTACTATCTGAAATATTGGCAGCATTGCAAGGTAGTCAAACGGTTAACGCCACAATCGAAATGGATGGGGATGTATTAGCTGAATCAATTTTAAATCTTAATAGGCAAAACGCGAGGCTTGCATAATGGCTAGCACAAATCATAGAATAAGTTTTATGGCAAATAATAGGGCTGAATCAACTGTCGGAACTCACACGACAGAAGATGCCACAAATGTTTTTGCCAATACCCAGGATTCAAAAAGATCTAACTACTGGACTACGACAGGTTTTTTTGCTGTATCAACATCGAATCGAGCTATTTATATAAATGATGGCGCTAACAAAACGGCAAATATTTCAACTGCCTCATTGTATTTAACCAGGGATTCACTTGCTACGGCAATCGCTACGGCATTAAATGCGGTTTCTACAAACTGGACATGTGTACATGATTCGACTACTGGATTTTTTACAATCGACAGAACCTCAGGTACTAAAACACTGAGGTTGTCGCAAACGGCTAGCTCAGCATGGTCACTGATGGGGTATACGGGTGCTATTGATATCACTGCAGGTATAGCAGATTCTAAACGCTGGCATGAATACGAAAGT